AGCTCACGAAGCTGTGATGAAAGATGAAAAAGATAAAATCGATGGTGTTTTTAAAGTTCCTTTTTGATAAATATATAGTATATTAAAGAGGTGTTTTATGAGAGACGAAATTTATCAAAAGGTAGTGGAACGACTTTTAAGCGAGTTTAGTTCAATGGGTGGAGGATCTGTTGGCGGCGTTTCAACGCCATTAGGGACAGGTCCAAAAGCTGGCTCACGTGGCGAAAATATTTACAAAGATTCTACTGCTACTGACAAAGAGCATCGTTCAAAAGGTAAAAAGAAAAAAACTTATACAAGATCTGTTCAATGGTATCTTAAAAACGGTGGAGAAAAAGGTAGAAAAAGAACATTTAAAGAAATGTTTTCTTATTTGTGTGGAGATATTCTCCTTGAAAGAACTGACAGACTTTATAACTTAACACCTGACGATGTTCTTAGCTTTTTGTCTCATTTAAGAGGCGATGTCCAGCAAGAAACAACTTTTACAATATCAGAAAAAATAAGTGGACAAAACACGACAGTAGGTATTTTAGGAACACCTGAAGGTCGAAATACATACTTTTTTGCATTAAAAGATGCTCTCAAGAAAAACAGCGATGTTTTTCACCCTAAGTATGATTCCAGATCAGGAGCGTCAGGATATGTTTCCAAAAGATTTCAAAGTAGATATCATCGTGTTAAAGTCTTAGAGCCTGGAGAAAAAATAACATTAGGTTTAGAAATAATAAAAGCAGATAGAGAAAAGCCAGACTATATTGCTTATAATGTTCCTAAGCGAACAACGCAAGTTGCAGTCTTTTCTGGTCCTTTTGATAAAAGAGCAGCAAAAATTATGTCAGATAAATACATTAACTTTTTGACTTTAGAAGATATTGCAAGAACGCCTGCAGGAAAAGACTTGTTATCACAAGAAATTCTAGAAAAAATAGACGAGCTTTATAAACTAACTTTAAAAAGTATAGATTTAAACAAAGAAGATTTTACTAAATTTGTAAAAGAAAGTATATTGCCGCAACTAAGACCGCACATTACAGCTATTTTTGGCAGGTCAGTTATTAATCCTTTATCACCAATTGAAGGTATTGCAGTTAATATAAATTCTGAAAAAGACTCTAAGTTCTTTAAAATTCACTCTGAAGAGTTTGAAAATATCCAACAGGCTCAAACGTCTTTATACGCCGACTACCAGATGAAAAGGACTTTTCCAAAAGAAAACAGGATAAAGTATGAAAACTCTTTGTCAAATCAAGATTTCTTAATGCATTCCGATCGTTTTGGCAATTATATACGAGCTGGTTTGCTTTATGACTACGTTAATAATCAAGGTGGGCAAAGAGGAAAAAGATCTTTTGGCTATTTTGTTTTTAATTATATTAGACGTTTAACAGAAATGACCCATTATGAAAACACTAGAGTTTTTGTTTCGCCCAAGTCTTTTAAAACATTATGCGCAAAGCTTCTAGACGCCACAAACAAAAACTCTGTAGAAAGTTACATTAGTTTTATTAACTATTTATCTACTAAGATTCCTAGAAGCAGAAAAGGATTTCAATGGCATATAGTTAAGGACGGTGATAAATATGATTGTCCGGAAGCACAGCAAATAATAAATTTAAATTTTGATCTTTAATGTGTAAATATAAATTAAATAGAATATAATGTTATCACAATTGGTAACAAAAACAAAATTAAAAAATTAAAAATAACCAATTAAAAATTTAAACAAATACTATGAAAGGTATTGAAAAATATGGCTATCGACCTAGCAGCAATTCGCAAGAAACTTGGACAACTAAGCGGTCAGAATTCTAAGAAAAACGTTATGTGGCGACCAGAAGAAGGGTCTGAGACAACTGTTCGACTTATGGCATACCCCGACAATGACGGTCAACCATTCAAAGAACTAATGTTTTATTACAACATCGGTACTAATCGAGGACTTCTTTCACCTTATCAATTCGGCAAGCCTGATCCAATTCAAGAACTTATTACGAAACTGCGTGATGAAGGAACTAAAGAATCTTATGAATTAGCAAAAAAGCTATACCCAAAGATGAGATGTTATGCTCCAGTTATTGTTAGAGGTGAAGAAGAAAAAGGTGTTAGATTATGGGCATTTGGCAAAACAGTCTATCAATCACTTCTTAACTATATGCTCGATGAAGATTACGGCGATATTACAGACCCTCTTGAAGGAAGAGATGTAAGAATTAGTTGTCAAAAGAACCCAGGACAACAGTGGGCAACAACAGATGTAAGACCTCGTGGAAAGGACACAACACTATCAGAAGATTCAGCAAAGTCAAAGCAATGGCTTGATAATATTCCTGATGTTAATGATATTTTTGAACTTAAATCTTACGAAGAGCTTGAAGGTATTATTAACGAGTGGCTTAATGGTGATGACGACGATTCAGCTAAACAAGAAACTGTTAGAGGCGGATCTCAAAAAGACGAAAACTCTCCTGACGCAATCAATGGTAAATATAAAAGCCTAGATGATGCATTCGCTGATTTAGACTCACTGTAATATATTATTAATTACTAACATTAAAGCCAGCCTTTCGCTGGTTTTTTTGTATAAATTGAAAGCATATATTATAATAAAAGTATAAATCTTAAAAAGGAAATAAAATGGCAAAAGCTAAAAAAGCCAAAAAAGAAGACAAGCAAGAAGAAGTCCAGTTAAACGACTTTACAGCAGATCTTATTAAGTCTCTCAACAAAGAAAGAGGAACAAGAGTCGCTTATAATCTAAGCACAGATGAGTCACCAACTCACGTAAGTAGATGGATAAGCACGGGGTCTAAGCAATTAGATTATATAATTTCGAATAGGAGAAATGGTGGTTTACCTGAGGGTCGTATTGTTGAAATCTTTGGACCACCTTCTATTGGAAAGTCTCATATTGCTACACAGATTGCTAAGTCAACGCAAGAAATGGGCGGAATCGTAGTCTATATTGACACAGAGAATGCAACATCTGTAGAAAATCTTAAAATGCTGGGTGTTGATATAACAAAGAGATTTGTATATGTTGATACACATTGCACAGAAGAAGTATTATCCATTGCTGAAAGTACTATTATTAAAGCAAAAGCTATGGATAAAGATGTTCCTGTGACTATTATTTGGGACTCAGTAGCTGCTACTTCGCCTAAAGCAGAGCTAACAGGTGACTATGATAAAGAGAGCATTGGACTTCAAGCACGAGCTATCTCTAAAGGTATGCGTAAAATTACAGGCGTAATAGCGAATGAAAAAGTTTTGATGGTCTGCTTAAATCAGATTCGCATAAAGATAGGCTGTGTTCACCCAGATACTATTGTCAATGTCAGAAAAAAGCAAGTTTTACAAACCTAGTTTAGACACTTAAGATATACATAGTAATATACAGGAGGTAACATGAGTCAAAAAAGAATAAAATATACATGTAAAGTTTGTAATATTACTAGAGAAGCTCAAAGTCCAAGAGGAATTTGTATGTCTTGTGAAAGAGAAAGTTTGCCGGAAAAAAAGTGTTTATATTGTGAAAAGTTTATACCTAAGAAACTTTCGTATAAAAAAAATAAATTTTGCAATGTAAAATGTGACAACAGTTACAGAAAAGGAAAACCTCTCACAGGAAAAGCTAGAAACAATCGTATTGGCAAGAAGCACTCTAATTCGACAAAAACAAAAATTGCCCTAGGAAATTCTAAGCCTTGCACACAAGAAAAAGCAAAAAAAATTAGTGATGTTAATAAATACAAAGCAACAAAAGAACAATTAGATAAACTTCAAGAATTATGGAGTAAAAAATATGTTGTAGATAAAGAAATAAGAGAAATAGTTGGAATTGGGCCAAGGTCTTATACGAGAATTAAAGAAGAAATTTGTAAAGTTGAAACAATTAAATTTCTACCTTCAGACTTAAGAATGATAGAAACAGAAAAAATCATTGATTTAGCTTCTCAAAAAATTCATTTTAAGGATATTGCAAACATAATAGGCAGAGGTTTCAAACAAACTGAAAACATTTTAAATAAATTAAATATTGAATATGTTAGAATAAGACCAGTAATTTCATCAACTGGGAAAGAGCC